GGAAAGTCGTGAGTCGCCGCGTGTCTGCCCAAGCGCGTCGACTATAAACTTGAGAGGCCCTGATAAAAGTCAGGAGAATGTTACTAGTTCCTTGTTTGCGAACAAGGTCGACCTAGACGAAATTCTAGGAAGTTTTGGCCAAGCTGAGGGCGAATGCCTGAGCTTAGCCAGGAAGGCTACTGAAAAGAGTTCTAGTGAAGTCGTGAGACCGACTAGATTCTCTTTCGAGACCTTTCCCACTCCACGTGAGCTCCTAGCTCACAGCTACTGTGCTATTAGAGAGAAAGCCCTGTCAGGTATCTCTGCTAACGAGCTGCAGAATCGTATGGCTTTATGGAGTTTATACTCCATGCTTGCCGCTGAGGAGATGAAACCTGCGTTCCAGACCCTCCTGAGGGACCTAATCCTGAGGAAGGCTGGATTTGCAGATGTGAAAGTCGATGTTGATGAGGAGAACATGAGTCCTGTACAGATGATGTTCGCCGAGATGAGAGAAAGAGTTTATGAAGCTGCAGAAGTGATTAAAGAGCTTCATGAGATTGAGATGACTGAAGATGAGAAACTCAGATGTGAAAGAGTAACCCTCTATGACATGCTGAGAAGAATGACCCCTGCGATGGCTGAAGGAATAGGAGACACCGTGAGTCAGTGGGCCACAAGTGCTATGCAGTGGCTCGCTGATGCCTGGGGCAAGACTGAGGAATTGATGAAGGCCCTAGGTGAGAAGATAAAAGAATATTGTAAAAAGATTGTAGATATGTTGTACTCTGTGATATTTGGAATCGATGAAATCGTGAAAGAAATAGGAAGTAAATTGCTAGATACGATTGTGGCATTCTTTGGAAGTAGAAGAGTCATTGAATGCCTGTGTAACTTTAAGAATGATGTTGAGAAGCAGAAAGAAACCACGAACGGAGTTTTCCGATGTGCTGGAATTTTCATAACGTGCCTAGCTGGATATTGTGGAATCCTAACCGTGAAACTGGTTCACAGATTCATTGGTTGGGCTTCTACTCCTACCACAGAAGGTGCTAGTGAGAATATATCGGCAGTGATCACACTTGCCGCTACAGCTGTCGGACTCTCCAAGACATATTTGACCCATACTGAAACTACATCCCTGAAGAACACCATGGACACTCTTGGCATTTTGGCTAAGTACGCCGGATACGGTATTACTTTGTCAAAGCTAACAGGATGTGTCCTTGCTCTGCTGCCTGAAACTATGATGAGAACACTAGATGCTAAAATTGGAGGAAAGAAGGCGGTGTTGAAGAATAGAGCCACCACCTTCATTGCGCACGCCAATGCTATACTTGTTCTATCCAGGACTGGTAGAGTAGTTGGTTCAAAGAAATATATGATATCAATGAGAGAAGTAATGAACGAAGGAATATATCTGATGAAACATAAGACTGGAGACCCAACCCTTGATAAGGACGTTAGTCTCTTGTGTGCTTCACTTGTGAACAAAGCATGCGAGTATCTGCCCCTTATTTTGGGAATGCAAAAACGACCTGAACCATTCAACGCGCTCTTTGTTGGGCCCGCTGGATGTGGAAAATCACACTACGTAACCGAATTCATACAAGACGAAGGCTCCTCCCTCTTCGACCCCTCAACCGGGAAGGAATTGGGAGAAGTCAAACAATTCACACTGAACACCACCACTAAACACCTCGATGGATTCCAAGAGTGGCACAATATTCAATATTGTGACGAACTCTGGACTTCAAACGAGGCTGAGATCCTATCACGAACAGTTTTTAACATAATTAATATGGTTTCTGAAGCCCCCTGGATGCCCGCGTTGCCCGATCTCGGGTTCTCGCGTGCTGGCCAGAAGGGTTCTCAGTATCGTATCAAGTATCTGTTTAGCTGTTCAAACAACCTACCACCACAACCCACACAATTGAAAATTGCAGATCCAGTTGCCCTGTATAGACGCTTCCATATGATATGTCAATTTAAGATGAAAGATAATATACCACAGCAAGTGTTTTCAGGACGCTGGTATGCTACACAAGATAAGACGATAGATGAATTGCAAGATGAGTATATGAGTATAGAAATAGGAAGATTGAATGATAGAGGAAATTTTGTAAAGCTAGAAGAATGTAAACTGTCAGAATTGAGAGAGAAGATATTGTCGTATATAGATAGCCATTGGGCGTTGAGAACCCAGACTGATAGTGACGAGGAGTGGATTTCCAATGCCATTGCTGCAGCAATGGAGCTGATTGGCATGGAACCCTCTGAGTTAGATGGAGAAGCCGAAGAAGAGTCTGAGTTTGAGTCGCCCAATTCAACTGACCCTGAAACAGAAGATAGAACCGTGAATGATATAGTGACCCTAGAAGAACTGATAAAATATAGACTTTGCGATATTCGACTATCCGATTGCGGCCGGCGCCAGAAACACCGGGCTTTCAAGTCCCTTCTGGACCGCTGCTCATTGGATGGCCAAACATATGCTAGACTGGAAAGATATTGGTATGACTCTGGAAAGAGTGAGAAACAAATAATAATAGATGAGATAAACCTAAGGAAAGATGTAATCAGCCGCTACTGGGACAGAACGATATATGGAGAAGTGCTAGACGAGAGGACTGTTTCAGATAAAGTGGTTTTGTACCATAAAATGTTGAAGTATAAAGAGAAACCCACGAAAGATAAATTGATTGAATTGCTAGAATATATGAAGAAGATAAATTTCTTGATAAGCTCAAATATGAATATGAGGAGAATAACTGACTACCAATTTGAGGAAGAAAACCCGTCCATCCACCTCGCGGCGGAAGGACTAGTAGAGAGAGATGAAGAAACCGACCTCGAAGAGGCACGTCGTAAGCTGATCGATATAATGAGAGACCCTAAGAAAGATACAGATGAAATATACAAGCATTGGACAAGTTTAGATCCTAAGGTGAGATATGAGATGGAGCTAGCTTGTTCGAAGATGGAGAAAGAAGAAATATATGATATAACTAGACAAATGCTATTAGCAGACGTCAAATTCTATAGGCGTCTGCTACCTCTGGATAAAATACACCTAAAGAACCTACCCAAACTACAACCTGCATCACTACCCAAAGTTTCGTTTATTGAGGCTGTCCGTGAGTCATCATTTTGTCTCTGTTGCGGTGCTGTGCATGTTGGGCCACATCAGTGTCCCTACGCACTCGCCCCTGTGGTCGTTGCTATGCCTAAGTACCACCCATTCACAACCAACGTCAACCAACTGATCACCTGTGACACGGATGGAACACTGGACCTTGCTTATCGTTATGTGTTAGGCATCTGTCTGACGCTAGACGCTGCGAATAAACCCCGCAAGCTTTCAGATATCTGTCCGCTGTTGTTGTCGATCAATACAGCAAAGACCCAAACAGAAGCTTTAGAGATGATTTTTATGATTTCTGGACTCCCCAATGTCTTAGTGAAACCTGCGCCACTGTCTGCAATGTCAATGTACGCCTGTGTGTACTCTGACCACAAGCCGTTCTTCCCTAAGTTGGACGAGCTTTATATCCTTGTTAACACCGAAACCCATCAAGACCGGGAGAGCGCCCTTTGTCGAACGTTCCTTAATCCCAAAACACCATTGGAACTGCTGAAGGATGTCGCCCTCGGAGCTTTCATGGCCTATTCAGCTGTAAAGATCATCAAGAAGGTCTGCGGCTGGCTTGGCTTTAAGGCTGGAGCTGACTTGGATATTGCAGAAAGTGACACGTGGTCCCGTTACGGTCGAAAGAGAGAAGAGATGAGAGAGATTTCTGGGAAACCAGGAAGAACTACAAGAGGATCGTACTGGGAACGCGAAGGTTACTCTGAGAAACGAACTGACCCCCACACCACTATAACCTACACCTACTATGAACTACAAGATAATACTACCGTGAAGAAACAAGCCACGGCACAGGCAATCTATGCCTATGACCGTTGGTTGCTGACATACTTCCACGGACTGGGACTCGCCTACACCACCTGGCCTGTTGACGATGAGTTCGAGTTTACGTTGCACCTGGATAAGGACTACGTGATCAAGGGCTCTGAGTGCGAGTTTGTCGATGATAGAGCAAGAGATGTGCAGCTTGTGAAGCTGCCCGAGAGGATCCAACCGCGCTCTTCGTCGCTGGCTAGCTGGTTTGAGCCACGCCGTGAGAATGGGGTGTACAATTTGTGCGCCTGCTCTCTGCGTGACCCTCAAGGTGATATATTCCGATTCTGTGTGAAGACCCTTAATTCAGTACGGTATTCAACACCTGATGGATATTTCTCGTTTAGCCCCACTAGCGTTTTTACGTATCCCGCTCCAACCTATGCTGGTTGTTGCGGAGGTGCGGTCGTCCTGGACTCGTCCGGGAAAATCATCGGAATGCATGTCGCTGGAGTTGGAGGGAATCAAGGCCATACTGGAATCGCCATTGCCCTGGATATTGAATACATCCGGAGCTTGATTGGTGAGTCCAATGTGCCTCCTGACACTATTATTGTGACTAGCGTGCCGAAAGGCCGTACAGAGGGAGAGATGAGTTTGACCGTCGGAGACGACTCCGTTGCAACACCAACTTCGGAGTTCCTGAACTACCATGGAGCGCCTTCCTCCGTTGGGCGTGTTATCGGTCCTGACACTACGCAGGATGCGATCCCAATTGGAGAGGACGCTGTCGTTGTCTACAACCCGTCAACTTATGACGAGGTGCTGGAGAGAGGAATAACTGACCTACCTAATGTGAAGAGAATTGAACGTGTACCTAATGACGAAATAGTCTATCTGCCACGCAAGACGTGCCTGGTGAAGTCAATCATCGGCCGTAATGGAGATTTTGAGGTCTCACGTGTTCCTGCAATCCTGAGCAATCGGGACCCCCGTAATAAGGAGCACATCAACCCTGAGACCAATGGTCTCCTCGCCGCCGGTGCGTTTGCACAGCCTGAAGTAGATGAGTCCATCCTTAACTACGTGTCGGAAGAATTAGAGGCCAAATTGGAGAAGGGCCTTGACTGGCGCGGAGTGAAGCGAGAGTTGACGGACACTGAGGTTGTCCTGGGTATTCCCGGGATCCTAAAGCCCCTTAACCTGGAAACTTCTGCTGGATTCCCCTGGGCTCTGCCTGGAGGAAAGGGAGGTGCTAAGAAGAACTACATCCACCGCATTTCTGAGGGAGACAGATGGATTGTGACTATAGACCCCAATCTTTGGGAGGCTTACCTCACAATCGCCCATCGGATGGAGGAAGACACTTACCAGATTGGTGAGACGTGCTTCTTAGGATATCTGAAGGACGAACGCGTGAAGCAATCCAAAATTGAGGAATGTAAGACGCGCATCATCTATTGTGGAGCAGTCGAGTACACTATGGCCTTCAGGCGCAAGCTTGGAGCCCTGATCGCAGCATTCAACTCCCCCACGTCGAAGACTGGATATGCCATTGGATTCAACCAATATTCCTTTGACTTTGATAAATTCGTCCAGTATCTGGAGGAAGTTGGAGGTAGCCGCCTGGTCGCCGGGGACTACAAAGCTTTCGATCAACACTATGTCTCGCTGTTCCGTGATGCCGCCTATCGAATCGTTGGGAACATAGCCAAGCGTAACCTGTCCATCTCTGACAATGCCTGGAACTTCTTTGTCGACCACCAAACGAAGACGCCCGTGCAGATCAATGACGTCCGTGTTGAGTACTATTGTACTCATTGTTCCGGATGCCTACTGACCACCATCATCAATTGTGTCACCAATGAACTGTACTTCCGTTATATCTTCAAACTCGTCAATCCCACCCTGTGTTTTGACAGATGTGTGCGTGCTTGGTTCCTGGGTGATGACCATGTTCTCTCCATCCGCGATGGAGTTGATTTCGGTCAGAACCTTATTGCCGAGAAAATGCCCCTGTTGAACCAGGTCTACACCGATGACCTGAAGAACCTCGTTAGCGATTTTGACTATCGCCCCGTCGAGAAAGTCACGTTCCTTGGAGCTGTGCCTATGAAGTATAAAGGAAGGTATGTTGGCGCGCTCCGTAAGGATACGTTGGAGTCTGGACTGGTCTACTGTAAGGCTGGTTCCCTCACACAACAGCTAGATGCCGCTTCCACCTACGTTCGGATGGCAGCCATGCATGGGCGAGAGTACTATAACGACTTTAGAAGAAGAGTAGAGGAGGCACTTAAAGACTGCGAGTATGAACCTTTCATGCCGTACGAGAGTGCCCGTGAGTCGACCGCCAATGCTACTGCTGGTTCGTTTGTTGATGGAGGCTATGAAGTTTGTTACTGGGGAGAAGGTAAGTCTGAAGGACCCTCCGGGTTGGTCACTCTGACCAACGCTAGCGAAGTCACTGTGGCTTCGCATCCTGTGGAGGAGGACACCACTACCCGCGCACTCGGTGAGCCTTTCATGCCCCTGACTAAGGGACTTGATACGAAGACTCTCCGTTTTCAAAGGAATTGGACACCTTCACAGTCCGTTGGGACTCAGATTTGGTCCGCCTCATCCCCTTATGAACTTCTGGAAACCCAAACCACATCACTGCAGAACATGCCCTTTGACCGCTTCTATCTTTGGAAGGGATCCGTAGAGGTTACTGTGCAGCTGAATGGCCAGCCATTTCAGGCTGGGTATCTAGTGTTGTACTATATCCGCTTGGGAGACGACACCAATGGAGCTAACGTACGCGCAACCGAAGAACACGTACTCCTGAACCCCGGTAAGAATAACACTGCCACCTTGCGTGTGCCTTTTGCCTGGTTCAGGGAGATGATGCCTCTGCGCAAGACCGATGAACATCCCCTCGGATGGTTCCACCTGAAGGTCTTTAGTCAGTTGGTATCCCCTAATGACACACCTGTGTCTGTTAGCATCTATACGCGTTTCCCTAGTGAAGATCAACAATTCTCTCTTCCCGCTCCCGCGCCTGTGTCTGAACAGGCAATCGCCGAGAGCTCCCCCGGGGAGATTTTGACACCCTGCAAGTCTCTTGGGAGCATTTTGGCGGCGAAGCGTCGCAATGTCTTGCTGAGTTTGACCAGTTCGAGAGCCTTGGGAGGCTTCGAGTCTGGACTACCGGAAGCATCGACAGAAGGAAGGAAAGTGGTCGAGTCAAAGAAGGATGGAGATGACCGCCTCGGGACTATTCTCGACGCAGCCGGCTCCGTTCTTGGTGTGTTGCCTGGCCCTATGGCAAAGGCCGCCGGTCTTGCATGTCGCTTTGGAGCTGAGTTCCTCAAGCTAGATGACACCCCTGTCTCTGCTGGGACTATACCCATTGCGCCGCAAATCCCATCAATGGCAACCACTAATGGTCCAAAGACGATGGGATCCATGCAAATGGATCCGGGAGCTTTGTACCTAAACCACCGCCGTTACTTCGACCCGAACGAGACCAAGATTGACTATCTGTGTTCGCGCTGGGGCGTTATCAAGCGCTTCAGCTGGTCGGTTGATCAGTCTGTAGGACACGTCCTGCATGAGTTCCCTCTTAACTCCGCTCTCACCGATGCGGTTATCTCAAACGATTTCCCACTGTTTCTCGCAGTGTTGAACCGGTTCGTCTTTTGGCGCTCCGATATTGAGCTTGAGATCCGTGTCGCCAGAACACCATATCAGAGTGGACGTTTGCGTGTGACGCTTGCCTTTGGTACGCCATGGGCAGAGAGGTCGAGCATTGACCCCGCCATTCAAGTGAACTTCGTCTTGGATTTTACTGGAGACACAGATGCACACACGATCACCATTCCGTGGAACTCTGTTAACCAGTGGTTGAGGACTAACGGCAACAACATCCGCAGTGGCACTGAGTCTGAGTCAGACATCTCTCTCGGTGTCGTCCGCGTCGACGTTGTGAATCCCCTGGTGGTACAGTCTGATCTCGTAGGTACAAATGTGGAGGTTATTCTGTCCGCACGGTGTAAGCCAGGTACAGTGCATGTGGCCGTTCCCACTGCTCTGCCGTGCGTTGCGTTCAATTCGTCTGGTTTTGGTGCAGTTTTGCTACAAGCCCCGCAGCCCACCGCTGAAGGAGCTGAGGGTGAGACTATCTCTGGTGGAGGTGAAGAGACTCTGGGAGGACTTCCTCTGCCCGGTGAGAATGTCGCACCTGATCCGGTGGCTAGCGCTACTGTCGATCCTGAACCAGCTCCGAATACGGTCGCCAATGGGTTGATGTTCCCTTATGAGGTCACTGACATCAACGACCTCTGCCGTAGGATGGTACCCATGACATTGACGACTGGGTTGACAGCCAATCCTGTCATCAGGACTGGCCCCTTCTGGGACTGGAATGCCCTTTACGGAGGCTGGGGCGGCTCGTTCCGCTGGCGAATCTTCGCCAAGCATACGGCCGGTAAGTGCCCAATCTCCTATTTTCCGACTGGTGACCTATCCCAGTCATGGAATGCATATCCAGGACGCTCCGGAGTGCTGATGAACCAAACAACTTCTGGTACCGGCTCCTCCGTTGAAGCAATGCCCTTATTCCCCAGTAATGTTCGATTGCCACAGTACTGTCCACCCTTGGAACTCCCCTATGGATTTAACGGGGACTATTTGGATTTTTCAACCCCTTTCCAGGTGAACCTGAAGTATTTGGCCACGCCAGCTCTGGTTGCCGATGATTTCCCTAGGGCGGGAATACCTCGGTTTTCAGGCTACGTGTCCACAACATCCGCCGTTGAGGCCGCATACGTAGGAGCAGGTGATGATTTCAGCTATGGGATCTTCCACCCGCCCGAAGGCTGTTACTGGTTTAAACCAGTGACTATTGGAGCAAGCGTTGCGAACCCTAGCGGCTGGCTTGTTGGTAATCATATCTACTAATTACAATACGCGTGGATGTTTGCGCCCACTAACATCGGGATTTTACCACGAACGCAAC